GTCGAAGGAACTGACCGCGGATTACATCGCGGGCAAGCTGTCCGGCGTGCCGCGGTACGAGGTGCCGTATGAAACAAGCCGCCTCACCGCGTTTATCGACGTGGGCGGCTCGGTTCTGTGGTATTGCGTGACGGCATGGGATGAACGGTTTGGCGGTGCCGTGGTCGATTACGGGGCGTGGCCGCGGCAGAACCGCAGTGTGTTCGCGGCGGCGGACGCCCGCCCCGCCCTGGCGGACCGATACCCGGGCATGAATGAATCGCAGATGGTGTTCGCGGGGCTGAGGGACTTGACGGCGGAGATCCTGTCCCGGGTGTACTACAAGGCGAACACGACGGCCGAACACCGGATCGACCGGTGTCTGATCGACGCGGGGTGGCAGACGGCAACCGTCTACCAGTTCTGCCGTTCGTCGGACCGCCGGGCTGTGTTGTATCCGTCCAAGGGCATCGGGCGCAGCACGACATCCTACGGCGTTGCGAAGTGGAAACCCCGGTCGGGTGAGCGGAGCGGGTATCACTGGCGATTGACGGCGGGCGACGACGGCAAGGGGAAGTCGGTGCAGTTCGACCCCGACGCCTGGAAGTCGTTTACGCACGAACGCCTATTGACCCCGCCGGGTGGTGGCGGGTGCCTGGCATTGTTCGGCAGTTCGCCGAATGCACACCCGATGATTTCCGAACACTGTGCCGCGGAATACTCGGAGCCGGTCACGTTGCGGGGTGAGACGTTCGATAAGTGGCTCAACCGCCCTGACCGGCCGGATAATCACTTGTGGGACTGCCTAGTTGGTACGGCGGTCGCGGCGAGTGTAGAGGGGCTGACGTGGCACGCCGCGGGTAGAGTGGAGAAACCGGCTCGGCCGCCGATTACCGCGGCAGAGTTGCAAAGGATGAAAGCCCGCTCGGCACCCGTGAACAGGATGGTTTAATGACTGGACCGCTGCGGGGAATGGTCTGCCCTGACTGCCGCGGCGTCCGGCTCCTCGAAGCCCGCAAAACCTTTTACGTCGCCGGGAAAACGGTGCGATACCGCCGGTGTACCGCCTGCGGGTGCCTCGTTAAAACGGAAGAGAAGATCGTGCCCCACTCGCCCCGATCGGCCGGTGAAGAAAATACTAGTCCAGTATTAGACTAGTATTCCGTTTCATCGTCTTCAGCCTATTTACAGCCGACCCCGCCCCCTGCCATGATAACGGCATAGTGGGGGTGCGGCCTTGCCGGACATCTCGGATACTATCGAGACTATCGCTACGGACGGGGTGCAGAGTGCCTCGGCCGATGGCCAGTCCGCGGACGCTGTTGACATCTCCAAACTGATCGAAGCGGACAAGTATCTGGCGGCGAAGACGGCAGGCACCGAGACGAATGTACGCGGCGGACAGCGGTCCGGGTGGAACGGATTGCGCCCGGCCCGCTATGTGCCGAAAGGCGGGTCGTAATGGCCGCCGCCCCGGCTTATACCGTGGCCTGCCCCGTCTACGGTTCGACGCCGAAGGCCGGGGCATCGCCGCGGCTCGGTGCGAAGTACGACGCGGCCCGGTCTGACGAATTCAACCGGGACTATTGGAAGGATGCCGACGGGCTATCAGCATCGGCGACGAACACCCCGGCGACCCGCAAGGTATTGCGGGATCGGGCGTGGTACGAGTTCGCCAATAACTGCTACATGCAGGGTGCCGTCCGGGCGATTGTCAACGACACGGTCGGCACCGGAGCCCGGCTGAAACTTGAAACCGACGACGCGGCCCTCAACGACAACGTCGATGACTTGTGGCGTCTTTGGTCGGCCGCGTCGGATTGGCCGCTTACGTCGCGGGTAATGGCCGTCGTCCGGGAAATTAGCGGCGAGTGCTTCGGCGTGTTCCGCAATTCCAAACGCCTCGAGCGTATGGGAATGCCGATCACGCTCGATATTCGCCTTCTCGACGGGGCGCAGATTGCCGACCCGCTGTCGTCGTATCTGACGCGAACGACCGGCGACGACGGAGTTATCTGCGACGAGGACGGCGAGGTATCCGCTTACAAGATCCTGCGGTCGGACCCGGGTGACCTGCAAATCTGGACGGGATACTGGCAGGCCGATACGGTGGCTGCGGATGACGTGCTGCACTGGTATGTCCCGGAGCGGGTGAACCAGTTGCGGGGCGTCTGTCCGTGGCAGGCTTCGCTCCCGGTGTTCGCACAGCTTCGCCGGTTCACGTCCGCCACACTGACCGCGGCCGAAGTTGCCTCGATGTTGGCCGGTGTGCTGGAACTGCCGAACCTGACGATGCCGAACGGCGAGCCGGCCCCGTCGCTGAACCTGTTCGACCGGGTGGAGTTCGCCCGGGGCATGATGATTACCGTTCCCGACGGCGGGAAGGTATCGCAGTTCAAGCCGGAACAGCCGACGACGAATTACGACATGTTCGTCCGGGCCAAGCTCTGCGAGGCCGGGCGGTGCCGCGGGATGCCCCGCGGCAAGATGCTGGGCGACCACTCGCAATACAACTTCTCGTCCGGCCGCATGGACGACGGGCCGTATTGGGCCGACCGCGATATTGAGCGGCAAGCCCTCGAAGCCAAAGTATTTAACCGCGTCTTCTACCGCTGGTGCGAGTTTGCCAAGTTCGTCATCCCTGGCCTCGTCAAGTACGAGGGCCAGTGGTGGAAGCTGAAGCATTCCTGGCATTACGACGCGAAGCCCTCAATCGACCCGGTCAAGGAAGCCGTGGGCGAACGGACCGATCTTGAAAACGGTACGGACAGTTTGCCGGCAATCGCGGAGCGGCACAACACGACCGAAGACGCATTAATTGCGGCCCGTAAGCGGACGATGGAAAAGTATTTGGCCGCGGGCTTGCCGCTGCCGGCGTGGCTGTCGGGTGTAACGACCCCGCCGCCGCCGGGCGACGGAGTGCCGCAAAATCTCGAAGACTCACGGGCCGCAACGGCCGGACAGGAGGCCGCCCGTGGGTGATGCATTGCACACGGTGTCCGTACCGACGTTCGGCCGCCTTGCCGACTGGCACGGGGTTTGGGCGATTGAGCCGGGGGCCGGGGCGAGGCTTGCCGCACTTGCAAAGTCGCCGGACTTATACTCCCACGTTCAAGCCGCCCCGCCGAAGTTGGAATCGAAAGCGGAAGTGTTGGCGGGCGCCAACGGCCAGCGTGTCGCGGTCGTGCAACTTGCCGGCACGTTGATGAAGTCGCAGTCGTCCGACGGTTCCTCGACCTCGACCGTGCAGGCCCGCCGGGATCTCCGCAACGCCGCGAACGATCCCGAAGTCGGGGCAATCTTGCTCATGGTCGATTCGCCCGGCGGCACGGTCGCGGGCACTGCGGACCTGGCCGCGGACGTGAAAGCGGCATCGGGCAAGAAACCCGTTTGGGCCTATGTTGCGGACCTCGGGGCGAGTGCCGCGTACTGGGTGGCGTCGCAAGCGGACAAGGTATTTGCGAACGACCGCACGGCACTCATCGGCAGTATCGGCACGCTGGCCGTCGTGTACGACGTGTCGGCCGCGGCCGAGGAAAGCGGCGTCAAGACGTTCGTTTTCGGCACCGGCCCGCTGAAGGGCGCCGGCACGCCGGGTGCCCCGCTGACGGAAGAACAACAGGACTACTACCGCGGCATTGTGGCGGACGCACAGAAGTCGTTCGACGCGGGCGTCCGTGCCGGACGCGGCCTGACGGCGAAGCAACTCGAAGCGGTCAAGACCGGCGGCGTCTTCGGTGCTGACGAGGCACTGTCACTCGGATTGATCGACGGCATCAAATCTTTCGACGCGGTGCTGGCGGAATTGTCCGGGGAAGCCCGGAAGCGGCAGCGATCACAAACGACCCGGGCCACCGGCCCTGCCCCCCTGCGGAGTGCAGCGATGAACGAGACGACTTTGACCGCCGGGGATAACGTCGCCGCGGCGAACGCCCCGACCGCCGCCGACCTTGCGAAGCAAGCGGCCCAAGAGCAAATTGCCCTGACGCGAAAGCTCCTGGCCGAAGAAGCGGCCCGGGTGGAAGCGATCCACAAAGTCACCGCGAACCACCCGGGCATCCGGGCCGAGGCCATCGAAAAGGGCTGGACCCCGGACGCGGCGGAACTGGCCGCGTTGAAGGCTTCGCAACCCCCGGCCAGCATCGGTGCCAACTTCAACCCGACGATCATCAGCCGGAACAACAGCCCGACCATCGAAGCCCTGCAAGCCGCCGCGGTGCTGCGGGCCGGCGGGAAACTGGATCACAAGTCTTACGGCACCATGGAAGCCGTGGCGATGAAGCTCCCCGCGTTCCTGCGGGCGGGGATTAACGACGCGGGCCGGAACGCGATCATGGAGCAGGCTCACCGGTTCGCCGGTATGAGCCTCGTTGACATCTGCCGGGCGGCGGTTCAGATCGACGGCCGCGACGCCCCGTATGACCGTCACGAACTCATCAAGGCCGCGTTCTCGGGCGGCACGCTGACGAACATTTTCACGACCTCCGTCAACGCAATGATGTTGGCCGGCTACAGCGAAGCCCCGGATACGACGCTGGGCTGGACCCGGACGACCGACGTGGCGGACTTCAAAACGCAAGAGCGAATCCGGCTCGAGACGCTCGGCGGCACGATGAAGAAGCTCCCCCGCGGCGGCGAGGCCGATCACGCCACCCGCGGCGACAAGCTTGAGAGCTACAAGATCAGTCGATTCGCGGAGCAGTTCGTCGTGGACGAACAGGACATCATCGACGACTCGATGAACGCCTTGGCGACCATGCCGTCGGACATGGCCGCGAAGTGTGCCCGCCTGCGGCCGGACCTTGTGTACGGGATCATCCTGGCCAACCCGACGCTGAACGCGACTGGCCGGGCACTGTTCAACGTGACCGACGGCAACCTCGGCAGTTCGTCCGCCCTGGCGTCCGGCACCCTGAAGGCCGCGATTGCCGCTATCGGGTTGCTCCGGGAAAACTCGGTCAACCTGAACCTGATGCCGACGCACTTGATCGTGCCGTATTCGCTGAAGTGGACCGCGAAGGAACTGGTTAACTCCGGTTCCATCGTCATTGCCGGTACCGCCGGCACGGTGACGGAACGCGGTTCCGCGAACACGCTGGCCGACGAGAACTTGCAGATCGTTGTCGATGCCCGCCTCGAAAACGGCGTGGTCCACCCGGACACCGGCACCAGTCACGCCGGCTCCGCGACGACGTGGTACATGGCCGCGGCCGCCGCGAACACGATTGAAGTCGCCTATCTCCGCGGCACCGGCCGTGCCCCGCAAGTCCGGTCCAAGATCTTGGACGGCGGATCTTACGGCGTGCAGTTCGACGTGTGCCTCGACATCGGTGCCGCACCGATGGACTGGCGCGGCCTGCGGAAAACGACCGCCTAACAACTGCCGACGGAACCTTGTGAGGCCATGCGATGAAGCGGGTTCAGTTTACTCAGTCGATCATCGTCGAAGGCGTTCCCTACAAGGCCGGGGACGTGGTGGACGCCTGCGACGTGCCCGCGGGGTGCCTCGAAAGTCTGTTGCGGCTCGGGCAGTGCAAAGAGATAACGCCGCCGAAACAGGCGGCGGTTCAAGCCAAAAAGTAACCGCGTCGGCACGTCCGACCTACACCGGGGAGTTTCGATATGGCCGACGCGACTTATCTGCGAGACGAATGCGACTACCGCCTGACGGCCGCGGCTGCGGTGGCGTCCGGCGAAGTCTGGCAACTGCCGAACGGCCGGGCCGCGGTGAAGACCGGTCTGGCCGCCGGTGCCGCGAACGACGTGGTGAACTTCGCCGATGAAGGCCACCACACGATGACGAAAACGTCGGGGTTCGTGGCCCTGCCGGGGATGCCCGCGTACTGGGACCACTCGGCCAACGCCGTCACTTACAAGGCGGTCAACGACCGCGACTTCTTTGTCGGGACTTTCGTCGAAGGGGCCGCCAGCACGGACACGACCTGCGTCGTCAACCTGAACGTTCTGCCGCGGTGGACGGTTGACGCCCTGAATGACGGTGCCCTGTCAGTGGCAACCGGTACGTCCGCCGCCGGCGGGTTCGGCCTGCCGCGGAACTACGGCGGGGCCGCGGGGCTGGTGCTGACCGCTACGAACGAAGCCCAGTGCGTTGACCTGCTGAGTGTTGACCGCCGGGCGATTGCCGCCAACGGCATCGTTCAAGCGATTGTGCGGCTCGGGGCCAACGGCAGTACGTCCGACGTGGATTTCAATATCGGGGTTGCCAACGGCACCAGCACGACCGACGCCGACGCAATCACGGAACACGTTCTGTTCCACGTTGACGGCGGCGCCCTCGACGTGCTGGCACAGTCGAAGGACGGCACGACGACCGTTACCGCGACTGACACGACCGCGAACATTACGGCCGGCTCTGCGGTTGCCAACCGCATGGAATTCTGGATCGACCTCCGCGACCCGGCGGACATCCAGCTTTACATCGACGGGGCGAACGTCCTGCCGTCCTCGGTGTTCAAGCTCGACGCGGGCACCGGGCCTATAGGCCTTCTCGTCCACCTGGAGAAGACGAGCGGCACGGCGACCGCCGGGCCGGTGTACATCGACGCCCTCCGCATGCTGACGGCGGAGCAGTAATCCCATGGCCGCCACGGCGAGCGAAGTCAAGGTGCTGACGGTCGGGGACAGTTCGCGGCGGATCACCGTCGCGTCTGTCTCCGGCACTACGCCCGTGACGATTGCCCCGACGCTGGCGGCGGCGAAGACGGGCACGCTGACGACGCGGACCTCGGACACCGCGGGCACGCTGACCATGGCGGCAAGCCACGGCATCACGACCGGGGCCGAACTGCACTTGTACCACTCCGGCGGGCTGACAGTTATTCCGGCCGTCGGGACGGTGTCCGGCACTTCGGTGCCGTTCACCGGCGCAACAGGGGCCGTCTTGCCGAGTGCAACCTCGGCAGTCACGGCAATGGTGCCGACGGTCGTGGAATTGGTGTTCACTGGCAGCACGGCACAGGGCGTGTTTGTGTACTCGCCGGTCGTGGGTTACATCGTCTGGTTTAACGCGACGGTGGCGATTACGGCCGCGACGTGGGAACTGACCGCGGGTGAATCGGACGGGTGGGTTTATGGCGGAAGTGGGACGAACCCATTTTCCGGCGAGTCGGTGAAAAAGGTGAAGCTGTCGCACAGCGATTCCACGGCGTCCCGCAAGCTCGAATGCACCCTGCTTTTCTAGGGGTTATGAGTGGGCATCTTGGCGACCGGGCAATCGTTCTTGAATACCCGGCTCGGGACGGCCGGCGGGGTGTCGTGCGTCTACACCCGCGGCGTCAACAGTGTGGCGATTGCGGGCGTCTGGCTTGGCGGGTTTGATTCGCAAGCGGAGAAGGTTGGCGAACGGTCACGAATTGAATCGGGAACGCCGGACGTTTTGATACCGGTTGCCGGCTTGGTTCTCGCCGGGTGTTCCGAAGAACCCGCCGAAGGCGACACGATCACGCTGACTGTCAATGGCATCGAAACGACGTTAGTGGTGGCGGTGCCGTCGTCCGGTGTTCCGTGCTGGCAATACTCGGACCATGTGACTCGAACTCGTTACCGAGTTCATTGCCGGGAGGCTAACTAATGGCCGCCCGAATTATGGAGCTTGCCGACGCTGGCGTCGTGTTGCTGGGCAACCGGTTCCCGTTTATCGCTCCTGACAAAGCACAGCGGGCGTGGGTGCCGACGCTTGCCGTGGGGCCGAAGGGGAAATTCTTGCCCGGCCGGCAAGTTTACTTTTGCCCCGCGGGATATGGGCAGGCCGGCGTCTTAGACGGCAGCACGGATCTATACGAATACCGGTTTGAAATTGTCGTCGTGGAGCAATGGCCGCAAGCGGGTTCTGGTACGCCGCCGACGGAGTGGGTTGACGAGCGTGTCGAATACCTGGAATCACTGGAAAACCTTTTCGGCGACGTGCGGTCTTACGGCGACAACGCGGGCGAGTTGTATCTGTTCGGGACTGCATACCCAGAGACATGCACGATCACAGAACTCTGCGACCCGGATTACCTGCGGCAGTTCTCGGCGTATGTCGGAGTGATTGAATTGGCCCTCCGTGAGGGCAATCAATGAGTGTACGCGGCCAGTTTCAACGCTTAACTTCCGGTAACGCGACCGGGTTCAACCGCACGTTGAACCAGTTTAAGCAAGGGTTCTTTGACAGAAAAGTTGTCACGCAACGTGCGGACAAAATGCGTGTCCGCGGGCTTGCCCGGTTCGGAGCCATGGTCCGCACTGTGGCCCGGCGATCCATGAGACGGCGGCAAAAGCCGTCGGAACCGGGCACGCCGCCGTCGGCTGTGCAAGGGCATTTACGGGATTTCCTTTTCTTCGCATACGACGCCGCCGGGGCTAACGGCAACGGTTCTGTTGTAGTCGGTCCGGCGGGGTTTAAACGGTCCGTCGTTCCGGCGTTGCACGAATTCGGCGGCGACGTGGCCGGCAACGGTCGTGTTGTGTGGATGACACGCAAGCCTGGGCGAGACAGCAAGGGGCGTTTCGTTACTGCCGGCAAAGAACGTGTCACGCTAAACGGCAATATCCGTTATCCGGCCCGGCCGTACATGCGGCCGGCGTTGGAAAAGATCAAACCGAAGTTCGCCGGACTGTTCCGCGACTCACTATAAGGGGGCCGAATCATGGCGAACGCAGCGGCAAAGATCGGGTTCAAATGCAAGGTGTACGTCAACACCGCAACCTACGGTAGCCCGACGTGGGCGGCGGTGGCGGCGGTGAATGACTGGACTTGGAACATCGAAGCTAACTCCGCGGACGCGAACGACCGCTGCAGTTTCACCGACGCCATGGTGAAGACCGGCGTAAAGATTTCGTTTACGGGCACGGTCCGTGTCGGCGGCGAGAACGCGGAAAAGTTCCTCGACGAGATGTACACCTGCGATGTTCTTGACGTGCTTGTCCTTGACGGGACTAATGCGACGAACGGTGCCAAGGGTATTCGGTGTGACGTGCAAGTCCACGGCGGCACGCAGTCGCAGAACCGCGGCGACACGCTGTACCACCAGATAACGCTCATGCCGACTCCGTCGGCGAACCCGGTGAAAGCTGTATTGGTGGCGACCGGCGCCCCGACCTACGGCGAAATCACCGGCGACGCTCCCAGCTTCGCGTAACACTCGGAGAACGCTGTGCAGTCGTTCAAAGACTCTGCGGGCAATATCTGGCCTGTCGAAATCACTCTCGGCGCAATTGAACGCGCCGAGGCTCACGGTGTCCCGCTGGGCGAACTGATAGAAGACGGAGCCAAATACGAGTCGGCGATAAAGAACGCAAAGTCTTTCGCTGTGATTGTGTGGGCAACATGCAATCCAGAAACGAAAGGCGTCTCTGAAGCAGCGTTCAAAGAGCTAATGGGTGGTTCGGCGATACGCGATGCTCAAGAAGCCTTGGTCAGTGCTTTCTTGGATTTTACCCTGCCCCGGCAAGTCGCGGCCGGGCTGACTGCGAGCCGGGCGAAAGCTCTGGAAGCGACGTATCCGATACTCCTGAAGCGTGCGGAGAAGGAATTAGAGGCCGCCGCCCAAGCGCTGTTGAACTCGCCTGGGCCGTCGCCGGATTCTGCGGGGTAGACCCGCGGCCTTATACGTTGCGGAAACTGTTCTGGCTGGCGGCGGGCAAGTGGCGGTTCGGTTTGATGCATATGGGTAGCATGTTTTCGGAGGACGCGCCGCAGAACCCGTTTGAGTTGCCGGAGCCGATGACGGCGGAGGAACGCAAGGCGGCAAAAGATCAAGCGTTCCGCATGGCGTTGAACGCGATGAAGTCATTAGCCGGGGGATAACTTGGCGGCATCCGTCGGTAGCTCTGGTGGCGGTTCGGCCGGAGCAGTCCGGGCCGGTGGGGCGTTCGTGGAGTTGTTCGTCAACGATGCCAAGATGGTGGCCGGGCTCAATTCGGCGTCGGCACGTCTGAAATCATTCGGCTCTAGTATTGCGTCCGTCGGGGCTGGCCTTGCCGGTATCGGCGGAGTGGCCCTCGGCACTATCGGCAAGCTGTTCACGAACACGGTGGAAAGCGGGGCCGAACTGTCCCGCATGAGTCAACGTCTCGGCGAGTCGGTTGAGAAGTTATCGGCGTTCCAGTACGCTGCCGCGACGACCGGGCAAACGACGGAACAACTCGCCGGTCATTGGGAGAACTTAGGCGAACGGATTTTGCAAGCTCAGGCCGGCGTCGGCGAGGCCGCACAAGCGTTCCAATCACTCGGCCTCGACCCCGTGGCGATGCAAGCGGCATCGGCGACGGAACAGTTTATCATGCTGTCGGAGGCCATGTCCGGCCTGACGAACGACACGCAACGCCGCGGCATATTGAGTCAGTTCGGCGGCGACCAGATGCAAGGTATGAATGAGTTGTTGAAGAAGGGGCCGGAAGGCATCCGCAAACTGATGAAGGAAGCCGGATCGGTCGGGGCGACGATGACCTCGGCGAACGCTCGGGACGCGGACAAAATCAACGCGGCCTGGAACCGGTCGTATACGGCGATCAAGGCGGCGGTACTCAGTGTCGGGCAAGCGTTGCTGCCGCAAGCGGACACGATTGAGCAATGGGCGAAGCGGGCCGTTGAAGTCGCGTCGTCGGTGCGGGCGTGGGTGGCCGAGAATCAGACGCTAGTGCTCACCGTGACGGCGGTGTCCGCCGCCGCCGTGGCGTTCGGCTCCGTCCTGGTCGTGGTCGGCGGGGCTGCCGCTGCTATCGGTGCCGGCCTTGCCGCTCTGCCCGCGATCATCGCCGGTGTCGGCACGGCCCTCACGGTGGCCGGGAGCGTGGCTGCGGCGTTGCTGTCGCCGTGGGTGGCGATCCCGCTGGCAATCGCCGCGGCCGGTGTGGCGATCTGGGCGTATGTCGGCGACATGAACGGCCTGCGGGTGAAGTGGGCCGAGTTGACGCTATGGATGACGAAGCGATGGGTTGACTTCAAAAACATCTTTGTCGATTCGTGGCACGACGCGATGCAGTGGTTTGGCGACGCCTGGGCGAGTGCTGTATCGGGCATCTCCGAAAGCATTATCGACGTGGCCGAGGCGATTCACTACTACTCGAAAGAAGAGGCCGACGCGGCCCGCAGGAGTCTGCGGGAAGCCGACAAGGAAGAGGAATCAGCCCGGCGGCGGTTGAAGCTGGAAGAAGACGTAGGCCGGATCAAGGCCCGCAACGCGAACATCGCGGAAGCGGAACGCGACCTACAGAACGCACTGATCGAACAGCGAAAAGCAACGCTGATTCCGCTATTCCGCAAGGCCTTCTCCGGCATGACCGGCGACGCGCCGGGGCCGGGCGGCGGCGGGCTGATGCAATCGGAGAAGCTAGGGGCGGCGGTGCGGACGGTGTTCGCGGGGCAGGCTTCGCAGTCTGTGTTCGGCATGGGCACGAACAGCGTGCAGAAGCAAGCGGTGGACAAGCTCGGGAACATCGAGAAGCTGCTGACGGAAATTCGGGATAAAGAGACCGGCCTTCTGTTCGCGGGAGGTGCGTAATGGGTTCGCCGTACAGCACGGCTACGCATTATGAATGCCGCCCGCAGAATGTTTCTGGCGGAAGGGTCATATCGCGTTATCTGTACAGAGGGTACGACAACGCCGACGACGTGGATGCCAGAATTAAGGCGAACCTTAACAGCGGCAACGTTGGCGAAGTGCCGTACACACTGTACGGACTTTATGTAAATCTGCCTTGTGAAATTGAAGAACTTGGCAAGCGGTCATGGTCTGTAACTGCGACCTATGCGAAAGACGGTGCCGAGGCGGGTGCGGACTCCGGCGGCGGTGTGGTGGCGAACCAAGAGACCGCACCGGAACACGGTGACGGCGACCCGACGACGTATCTATCTTCAGAGATTAGCGGCAGCACTGGCGGCGGCACACGGCATATCACGCAGTCCATCGAAGAGGTTGACTACCGTACTTACAACTACGTCGCCGCGGCCCAACACTTCCAAGCAATCGGCGTAAACTCCGCGACGAATGAAGTTGCTGGAGCGGACATTGTCAGCCGTGAGCCGAAGTTCAGCATCACAATCGAAATTCCCACGTTCAACGCGGCCTTCTTGGAAAAGATCGAAGCGGCGACCGGGTGTACGAACTCGGTGCCGTGGTTCGGCTACCGGGCCGGCGAGGTGCTGCTCAACAACGTGAACTACAGCAGCGGCGGTGCGTCCGGTTCGTGGAAAATGCAATTTGATTTTGCCGTGGCCCGCACGCCGAACGACGGGGCACTCGGCCGCAAGTTCGTCGTGGGCAAGCCGACGGACGCGCCGGCGTCGTGTATATGGCTCGACGGGGTGAAGGGCTGGCACTTGATCGACGTGGAATACAAGCAGACTACGCAGCTTGTGGGCGGTGTAAGTCAGACGACGACGGTGCCGGCCGCAGCCCGGGCACACCGGGTATACGAGGAGTATGATTTCAATGACCTAAGCCTACAAACCCGGCGGAAGAAAACGTGAGTCAGCCCGATAACGTCAAGCCTGTGCAGACTGGCGAACGGGTGGCCCCGCGTCTCACGGCACGCACGTTTAACGGGATGCTCGCCGCGGCCGAACACTTCGCCCGCACGGGCGACGGCACGACCGGTGGCGGTGTGCCGTCTGTCTCTCTCCGCCCGCACAGCACGGCTTACGTCGCGTTCGGCCCTTACACGGGCGGCGGCGACGCGGACTTTTCCAGTGTTGTTATCAAGGCGGGTGCCGTCGTCGGGTACGGTCGGCCGACGCTGCCGTTCGATAGCGACAACCTGTACACGATGAACGCGGTGCCGATCTATTCGGCACTGCAAGCGTCAAGCGTGACCGCGTCGTCAGACTCACCGGGCGTCGGTGCCGGACAAGGGTACGGCCAGAACCGCGGGTACGGTATCGCCCTCGAAGCGAAGAGTTTCGGCATCATCGCGTCGGGGCAAAAGGAACTGGTGCGGGTGGCGACGGCGGGGCATGTTGTCGCCCGGGTGAACATTAGGAATATCCTCCACAAGTTCGCCCGGCCGGCTCGGAATGGCGAAGTGCAGACGAACCCGGCGTCATACACCGCTGAAGATACGAGCGTGCTGCATTCGGACTGGACCGGCCCGGTACGGTTGCAACATTTCGTGGGCGAGGGGACCGGCATCCGTGACGTGGCCGTCTACCTCGGGGACGACATTCCGCAGCGGTCAACGGTGCCGATCAAGATTGTCCGCCGTGACGACACCCGGGATAATCTGTGGTGGGGGCATCCCGTCTGGTTCCACGGGCAACCGACCGGCAGTACGACGGTCGATCCCTTTTACACGAATAGCTACGGTTCGGACGTGTACGACGTGCCGGTCGTGCTGTTGTACACGCACCCGTTCGACGTGACGGGCACGTCCGCCGGTGAAGCGAATCAAGGGGCATGGACGACGACGAATCCGCCGTATGGCAGTACCGCACAACTCACGGTCGGCCGTGTCTACGATTGCCACGCCTCAGATGGTTACGGGTTGCCGTTCACGGTCACGCTGCCGCAAGGACCGGGCGTTATCGGTACGGCGACTGACGACTTAGACATCACGTCGGCGACCAACGACGTGTATCAGGACATCACCTATACGCCGGACATTTGGACGCCTGAGCCGCACCTTGTCATTGCCAACGTGGACGTGCGAATTGACCCTGCGGCGTACACTCCGACGGAGTACAACGAGGGCTACGTCGTCGCCCGGCTTGCCAACTCCGACGGTACACCGATTACGTCGGACGGGTCGATGCCGGGCGCATTGATGGCAAAGGGGTATTTTGGCCCGAACAATATCGCATACCCTTTCTACGGCCAGTACATCCCGATTCAAAAACGGGCACACGTTACGCTATTTGCGGTTGTGAACCGGCCGGACCAGTTCGACGCAACGCCGACACGGCTCAAAGTGCAAGTCGCCAAGTACGATCAAGGGCAGACCCGCGGATCCCCGTATGACTCGGCGACGTTCTTTGTGACGGCGGAAGCGATTGCAATTTCGCTTGCCCACATTGAGCGGAACATTGAGCAAACGCCGCTAGCTGTTCCGCCGCCGCCGCCCCCGCCCCCGCCGCCGCCGCCACCTGTGGATGGTGACACGGAACCGCCGACGCCTGGCGGCGACATTGACCCGCCGTAAGGAGCCGCCATGGCCGAAGCGACGACCTACACCGGACGCCTGCCCCCGCTCATCTGCGGCGAGGTGTTCACGTTCGTCGTCGGGCCGACCACGGACCCGGTGACGGACTTTAGCACGACCGACGTGACGCTATATTTCGACCCGCCGAAAGGTAGCACGGCGGACCGTATTACGTTGGCCGTGGGGAGTGGCGGCACGGTGGCAAACGACGGCAGCTATGTCGAATTCGAGAAGAACCAAGCCTGGACCGCGGCATTAGAACCGGGCGAGTGGGATCTGCGTGTCTGTCTGGGTGACAATGCCGCACCGGACCACATCGCCTGTTATGTCCTTCCGGTAGAATTACCTCGGAAGGGGGCGTTGTCGTGAAAGTGACAATCACGCCGAGTTATGCCGGGGCACGGGTGTCTAACGCGGCACTCGGCCGCACCGTGTACACGTCCGTCGGACCGGCAGGTGTCGACGGTGAAGGCGGCGGCGGTGCCCCGACATCGGCGAGCTATGTCACGCTGGGCACCAACGCGACGCTGACGAGCGAGCGGGTGTTGACCGCGGGGGCGGACATCACACTGACGGACGCGGGAGCGGGTTCGACGCTGACGGTGGCCGTCGCGTCCGGCACGGGCACCGGCAGCGTCGTGCGGCAAGTGGCCCCGACAATTACCGGGGCAATGAAGTTCGGGGCGACGGATGCCGTGACTGTGCTGACGTTCTGGGATCAAGTGGCGGCCGACTACACGGCTACGCTGACGGTGAACGATGAGGAATTCACTTTCAACCATGTTCTAAATGCAACGCAGTTCAACGGCTCCGGCGCCGGCCTCACGGCGATTCCGCAGTCGGGTGTCACGAATCTGACGACGGACTTGTCCGGCAAGCTGGCCGCGGCCTCGAACTTGTCGGACCTCGCCAACGCCGCGACGGCCCGCACGAATCTCGGGCTGGGCACCTTGGCGACTCAGAGCGGCACGTTCAGTGGGACAAGCAGCGGCACGAATACCGGGGACCAGACAAGCGTAACCGGCAACGCGGGCACGGCGACGGCACTCGCCACGGCCCGGGCGTTTTCCATTGCGGGCAGTACTGGACTCACGGCGTCCGGGGTCAATTTTGACGGCACTGGTGCCGTGGCACTGTCACTGACCGGAACTCTTGTCGCGGGGAATGGCGGTACGGGTGCAACCTCCCTCGGCGGTGCGTCGGCAGTCGAATCGTCCGTATTCAAACCCCGCGGCATGCTGACGAATACGACCGCGAACGGTGCGACAACAATCGCCCTCGGCACGTCCAACCGGCACGCACTGACGCTGACAGCATCCTCAACGCTGAGCCTGACGGGCGATGTGGACGGCGACTCTTGGACTCTGTTCGTCCGCGGACAAGCGAGCGGTTATACGCTGACGTGGTGGTCGGGTATTAAATGGGTGGGCGGTGCGGCACCGACGATCCCGACGACTTCGGGACGTGTGCTGCCGATCTCGTTTACGCGGCTGGCGACGGGTGAATACCTCGGCATCCCCGGAACGGAGTGCTACTGATGACGCCCGCCGAACTGCGGACCTTGATACTCGGACTCGCAGCGGACCACCCGGCCCGGGTGGCGTTCGAGCAGGCCCGTGACGTGGATTGTGCCGCGGCCTTGGCTGTACCGGTCAACCGCGGCCCGGTGCCGATTGCCGAGCTATCGGCGTATTGTGTTGGGACCGGGATCGTCGGGGCGTGCGAAGCGGCTGCGTATGACGACGCGACGCCGCTTCAGGTAAAAGGGCTGTGCTTCACCGTCCTATCGTTGGTGCGTGATGACTACCGACTCACGACCGCGGACGTTGACGATTCGGCCTTCGGCGGTGCATGCGACGGCATGATTGCATCCGGCCTGATGACCACAGAACAGAAGACCGCAATCCTCGCCCTCGGGGCTAGCCGCACGCCGCTGGCCGTCGTGTCGCCGTTCGACGTTGGCAATGCCCGGAATCTGGGGGGCAACTAATGGCATCGGTCAAGACCGCTTACGGCACGACGACTACGGGAACCGGCGGCATTACGTCGCTGGCCACGTCCTCAACGTGGCTCGCGGGGTACGAGTGGTTCACCATCGACAACACGACGGAACTCGCTGAAGACTACGGGGTCGAAGGAAAGATCCGCGTCGGCACCACGCCGACGATCAATACCGAAATCCGCATTTACCTTGTCCCGTCGCACGACGGGGCGACGTGGCCGGACGTGTTCGACGGCACCTCTTCCGCCGAGACTGTCACGTCGGCCGGGGCGATGGGGTCGTCGTGGCGTCTGGCCGCCTCGCTCGCCGTGGACGCGACGACTTCGGACCGCGACTACTTCTACAGTTTCAAAGTGGCCCAGTTCTTCGGCGGCAAGGTGCCGAAGAAAGTGGCCGTATTCGTCGCCCACAATACCGCCGTGAACCTGAACAGCACGGCCGGCAACCATACCTACGGGTACACCCCCGAATATACGACGGTGGCGTAATGCGGTCGTTCTCCCTCGACCTCGGGAACCCGATCAGCAAACACCCGGACAACGCCGGGCTGGCACTCGCATTGATCGGTCACCCGTGCGTCCCGGGTGTGGGAGGCGGGTCGGGGCGATGGCCCGACCTCGCCCGCAAGACGGCCGGCGGAACGCTGGTCAACGGACCGACGTGGACGGTAGGGCAGGGGGGGCAGTGGGGACTAAGCCTAAACGGTTCAACGCAGTACATTACCCTGCCTGCGTCATCATATTTTCATCCCTCCCAGACCTCGCCGTTTAGTTTGCTTGTCTCGATTTTTATAAACAGCTTTTCTTCCGGGCGGATATTTAACAGCCAACGGGCCGCGGGTTCAACCGCATTCAACCTGTTCGTGTCTGGTACGAACACCATATCTTGCTCATTCTTAGGAACCGGTGCGTCGGGAGGCGGTGCCTATACCGGTGCGTTCTCGACCGGGGATTGGCACCGAATCGGGATCGTCTACACCGGGACGACGCGGACCTTGTACGCTGCCGGCCGTATTGATACTGCGGCAGTATCGGCATCGCTTTCGACTTCGGCGGGCAGTGCCGACGCGGCCTTTATCGGGTCTCTGGGCGGCGGTGCCGGAACATTCTTGAACGGGCAAGTCGCCGGCTTTCGGTATTATTCACGAGCGTTGACTACCGACGAAGTCGCCCGCGATTACCAGTGGTTCCGCGACCCCGCGACGGACCCGCGGCTGAACCGCGTCACCGGCCGGACGTACTACCTGCCCACGTCACCGCCGCCACCGCCGTCCGCTTCATTTGCTCCCGCGTTCGGCCCGGGTTGGGGATTCGCAGCATAGGAGGTTCACCGTGTCGAATGCTGCTGCCGACGGACTGAACTTCGCGGCGGGCGTCATGATCGGCTCACCGTTGCTGCTCGCCGTCATCGACCCGCTGGCCTGGGCCGACGTGCAGCGGCACGGCGTGTATAGCTGCATGGCCGTCGCGGGTGCGGCGTTGGCCCTGGCCGCGGAATCGAAGGATTGGCCCGGGTGGCATTGGGTGCTGACACGGTGTGCGATGGGTGCGTTCTTCGGGTTCCTGTTCGGGCCGTACCTCGCGGACCGGATGAGCCTCGGGGGCGATGCGTCGGCACAATTCGCCGCCGGCGGCGGGGTCGGGGTAGCATCCTGGTACTTGCTCAAGATCGTTGTCGAGCAACTCCCTTCGCAACTTGCGAAGTGGGTTAGCGGCAAGCTGCCCGGGGGTGCACCGTGACACTATTTGACGCCAGCACGATGCACAGTTTGGAAGGCCCGGCGTACACGGTCATCACCGCCGTCGCGGTGTACATGACCTACCTGGAACACAGTCGGCTCCGGTTTATTTATGCGGCCGTTACCGCGGTCGCGGCCCACGGCGTCTACCTGCTGGCGTGTGAGGAAGTCGGCAACCCTGTCAACCCGGTGGAGCGGCTGGGCTCGCAGGTGTTGCTCCCGCTAGTCGTGTCAGTCGCATGGGTATTATCTTCGTGGCGGCGGTCGGTGCCGCAGATGCCGATGCCGGTCGTGGAGTCGAAAAGTGCCGGACCCGGCGCCCACGGAGCCGCGTAACAGCATCGGCAGTGCGTCGTCGTGGGCACTGGTGGGACTGGCCGTATTCAGCCTGTGGGCGCAGTGGCCGGGCAAGAAGGCGACACCGGACGAAACGGCCGCGATGCGGGCGGAGTTACACGAAATGCGGGAGTCGCTGGCAGCGATGCGGGTAAAGATTGACAACGCGGTGCGTGACCCGAAGAGACCGCCACCCAAAGAGGCTAAATAATGCGGTTCGCATTGTTCCTATTCCTGTTCACTCCGGCCTACGCCGCGGACCCGCCGAAGGTGCCGACGGTCGTGGCGTTGCCCGGGCCGATGAAGCCGGCCGACGCCACGGCACCGAGTAAGGTTGCCGTCGGTACGTTCCGTTTCGTGGCCCTCACGGGCCACGAAGGGCCGGTAACGTGGGACTTCACCGGTGCCGGCCTGAAGACGTTCGACGCGACGGGGCCGGTCATCGGCCAGCACGCCGACGGGCCGGCGGAACCGGACGTGTACACGCCCCCCGCGGGTCCGTGCCTCGCCGTGTTCGGCCGTGTGCCGGGTGTTGTCACCGTGGCAGCGTGGGGCATCAAGGACGGCAAGCCGGCAAAAGTGGCATCGCTGGTCATCGAAGTGACCGGGGCGAGGCCGCCGCCGGAACCCGGACCCGGGCCGAAGCCGGACCCGACGCCGGGGCCATCAACGTCACCGTTCCCCGAGGCCGGCTTTCGCGTCCTGATGACGTTTGACCCGAACCCGCCGACGCCGCGGAGCGGTGAGCAAAACAGCGTTCTCTACGGCAAGGCTGTGCGGGAATACCTTGACGCGAAATGCGTGAAGGGGCCGGACGGTCGGACCGCCGAAGCCCGAATCTACGCTAGCAATACGGACCTCTCCGCGGACCGTGCAACGTGGCGGGATGCGTTTTCCAAGCGAGGCGGGTCGGACTGGATTCTAATCGGCGACGGGAAGACGGGGTACTCCGGCCCGTTGCCGAAGAGTGAAAGCGAAGCCCTCGAACTACTCCGACAATATGGGGGGCAATAATGCCCGACTTCTTTACCAGTACGGCCGGCTTCCGTGTGCCGATCATTGACGACAACACGAACGCCGACGACCTGTTTTCGCCGCAGTTTGCCCGCGGGCACGACCCGTCGCAGTACGTCCGGGAGATGTTCGCGGCCCCGCACGGGATGACCCTGATTCCCGAGAGCGAATGGGACGCTCGGTACGACGAGCAAGAGCGAACGCAATCGAGTTTGGAACACGTCTACCGCCGGGCCGGGTGGGAGAACCTTGACCAAAACGGACACGGCTATTGTTGGGCGTATTCGACCGGTGCCGCGGTCATGCTGAAGCGGTCCGCGATGGGGCTGCCGTATGTCCGCCTCAACCCGCACTCGGTGGCCGCGACGATCAAGCGGGGCCGTGACGAGGGCGGGTGGTGCGGGCTGTCTCTGAAGTATATGCGGGACGACGGGATTGCCGTGGAAGGAAACGGCCCGGGGCAGTGGCCGCTGCACTCCCGAAACACGGCGAACCTGACGGCGGAAGTCAAAGCCAATATGGCTTTGCACCGTGTCACGGACGATTGGTACGACCTGGGCCGGCCGGAGTACGGCCAGCAACTCACCCGGCAGCAGCTTGCCACCTGCCTATTTCAGAACACCCCCTGCCCGACGGACTTCAACTGGTGGAGCCACAGCGTCTGTTCGCTGCGATTCGTCCGCGTTGAACGCGGTTCGTGGGGGCTGATGATCCTGAATTCGTGGAAGGGGTGGGGCGACAAAGGCCTTGGCGTTCTCCGCGGTTCCAAGGCTGTCCCGGACGGTGCCGTGGGTGTTGTGAACACCGTGGCCAGCAACTCGTAAGGAGTGCTTACATGTTCGCTGTGATGCTGGCACTCGCCTTGCCGCCGCAATATCCGACGCCCCCCGCACCGTCGGCCGTCGTCACCCGTCAGGAGTGGTACGACGTGCCCGGGGTGGGCCGGCGGCTCATCACAATCGTGGAAACCCCGGGGCGGGTGGAGTTGGCGGAGCCGGCGGGCCTACCTGTCGCCGAGCCTGCCCCCGCCCCGGTGGTGGCCACGTTGTACACCGCTCCGGCGTGGTGCGCCCCGTGCCGGGCGTTCGCCTCGACCTGGGACCGGCTCAAGTCACGGTTCCCCGGCGTGACGTTCCGGGAAGTGAATTGTGACGCGGGTGTGCCGGCCGGCAGCGGCATTACTCGGGTGCCGTCGGTCGTGATTGGCGGCCGGGTGTACGGGTCGGGCGAAGTCGAAGGGGTACTATCGGACATCACGGGAGGCCGGTAATGGAAACGGTATGGCTGATCGTCGTGATGGTACTGGCCGCGACGACGATCTACTTCGGCGGCCATTCGTTGCAACTCCGCGACGAAGTGAATGCCCACGACGCAACGCGGGAGCACCGCAACGCCCTGCTGGAAGAACTGTCCGAAACGAAAGAGCAACTCAACGACCTGTCGTTGAAGTACGACGACATGGCCGGGATGCTGGGGCGCATTCAGGACGTGCTGGACGAAGACGAAGACGAGCCCGAATGGGAGTAACGCCGTGTTCTATTCCCACGTCGAAATCTACACACACCCACCGAGACCGCGAATGAACTTCAAGACGCTGATTCTGCAACGCCTGATTAAGCTCGCCACCGGCCTCGACTACGAAGCATTAATCGCCGCGGTCAAGGCGAAGGACTTCTCCGCCGTCGGCCCGATGGTCGAAAAGCTGGCCGTGCTGCTGGGGTTCGACGCCTACGGCAAGGAGGCGAAGGAACTGCTGTCCGCGATTGCGACCGGCGATAGCAAGGTTATCGCCAAGAACGTGGCCGACTTCGGTTACCTCTACGCGGGTTACACGCCGCTGCCGGACGTGTCCATGCTCTCCGCGTTTGACACCGCGGAAGCGTTCGACCCGGACGCCGATCAAGCCAAGGTGCTGGCGTTCCTCAAGTCGCCTGACGCTACCGACTCACCGTCGTGGCTGGACGCACTGATTGCCCTGATCCGGCTGTGGCTGGACTGGTCCTCGAAGCAAGTGACCCCGGCGATTGTCACCGCCTAACCCGGAGGGCGTGCCATGTGGGCAATCCTGCTGCCGCTGTTGATTCAGATTGTCGGACCGCTCATTTCCGCCGCCCTGCTCGCATTGTGGGAGCGGTGGAAGCAGCGGGCACAAGATACGGTCGCGGGGCAGGACGACTCGGTTGAATTCACGGTCGGCAGTCCGGCCGAACTGCGGACGGTATTACGGCGGTTCGTGTTGGAGAACAAGGGGCATTCGGTGTCGGGGTGGATGTTCGCCCGCTACCTGTGCCGCAAGATTGACAACGGCGTCACCGCGAACGTGTGGGACGCGGCCCGGGCGGCGGGTGCGAAGTTCCAAGGCGAACCGTTGAAGGCTGCGGCAGAATTCACGATGCCGCCGGACGATCATGCCGGGATTGACAAGGACGAGGCGGCGGCGGTCGCGGCTCTGGCGGCCGAACAGTGACCGCCCTGACGCTCATCCTGTCGGCCGTCTTCGGCCCCTACGCCGCGGGGCTGGGTTCACCCGACTACCGCACCCGGGAGCGGTGTACGGCGTTCCTGGCGGCGTCATGGCCGCTGTGCGAGCCGGTGTTGCCGGACAGCACGGACCCCGAAGTACGGCTGCGGGTGGAGCGGGTGCGGGCGTGCGGGACAAAACACCGCCCGACCTACGTTGCTGGCGTGAAGTTGGCACACCGATTCTTCGCACGTCAGTGGACCGCGGCTGAGTTGGTTATTCTCGCCGCGACAATCGAACCCCACGAACAGAGCGGCATCCCCTACCCGTCTCCGGCCGCGAACCGGCTGGAGCGGTACGGCGTGTTCCGTGCGGCACTGGCAAC